GTCATTGAGCTGTTTCTTAACATAATCCCATCCGTTTTTCATTGAAATTGGATAATTAAATACTGTATATCCGTCAAGCTGTTCTGAATTGACACTTATGTTGGTTACTGGGTAGTATGTGGCAAGTGCTTTGAATGCCTGTATTTCTTCGGGGGTGAGGTCGGTTTCTGTTGAAGTAGCAAGTGGATAACAGCAATAAACATCATTTGTCCCAAAATAACTTTTTGCTTCATCAATATTTGCAAATGGAACCTTTTTAATTCTAATACGTGATTCGCCATTCCAGCCAGAATTATTAACAGTGTCCAACATCGCTTCGCTAATATTTGACATAGCAGTTAAACTTCTTTGAACGTAGTTTGTAGAATCCCATACATCATATGTTTTTGCATACAAAACTTTTGAATCATTAATACTGACTACATCATTAGAAGTTATCTTTTTGAATCTATTTAGTCTCACCAATTTTCCACGTTCCACATCCACATAATCCGCAATATACTGCTGACCGTCGATTGTGACGTTACCACCTGAACTTACAGGGATTGCGTTGAGTGTGTAAGGGAGAGTGACGGTCTGTTCGTGGTAGGGTTCATAAGTTGTTGTGTTTTCGGATAATTCTATCTGTACTTTATCTTTATCTTCTATTTTAATGTCAAATCTGACATACATTGTCCCAGATGGAACTCGACCATTATTTTTATTAACACTAGAAATGAATTTATAATCTTGGTCATATGCACATAATGACATTGAAGCGTTAAATGAAATTTTTTTGCCACTATACGGAAAAGGTATATACTTCTCAGTGGCACAATATTTTCCACTCATCGATTGATATATATTGCCTGTATTGGTATCTATCCCCCTGTTTAATATAATTGGGAATTTTTTAGAATCAAACAAATTCTTCCCACAAATCTTAATAGTAGGATTCACCACGCTCTTAATCTCAACTGGATTCTCTGGCGTTGGCACTCCATCCTGTGATGATTTGCCATACAGCATCATATCTTGAATCTTTCCATTGTCAGAATCAGTGATATGAGTTTCACCCTGATTCGATGCGTAGAACTTTGTAATTTTGTTGGATAAATCTTCCTTTAGTGAATTAGTTTCCGCCTTTACTTCTTTGAATTTGTCGCCTACGGCTTTGGAGTCGGCAAATGCTCCCTCTTCACTCAAAGTTTTATCTGGGATAGGCTTGTCTGCTAAGCCTGGATACCCAACTGGAACATCTCCGTTTTGAGTATGGATTTTTAAAATTGATTCTGCCATGAACTACCTCCTAAAAAATAAGTACACCATCATCATTTACAGCTGGCAAAATAGGGTTTTCATTTATGCAATCATTTTTTCTACTCCAACAGAGGACACATAAGTAAATTGGTTTCCTAAAACATCTTTTGCAACGCCAATTACAAAGCATCCGTAATCGGCAAGCATATTGCACACAAATTCTTCTGCATCCACCCAATACCGTTTCTTGACCATGCGGTGAAGTTCTGGTAATAGACCGTAGCTGAACATCACGCAATGACCTAATTCATGAATAAACACACGGTTCAGAAGCTCTCCGTAAAGGTTATTTGCGATTGAAATAATATGGGTGGAATAATCCGATACTCCAAGCGTTCTATTGCCTGTACGGTCAATTAACACACTGTCGTGCGGAAATACGAACTGCACTCTCCATAAGTCCCCGTTCATGTAAAATTGTCTTAGCATGGTTTGTCACTGTCCTTTTCTCAACTAAAAAGCCCCTGCTACATTCCTGTAACAAGGGCAAAATTCATTTCATATTCAATTCATCTGCTGTATCAGGCGAGTTAAGTCAGTTTTCATCGACTGTCTAAGAGTCGCATCTGCATCTGACCACATCTCTGTAAGATTACGGATAATGTCAGATGTATACTCTTTCATGGAATCATCCATTTTTCTCTTAGATTCTGTATCATTGGAATCATGGTAATGCCTGCGGTTCTCGCTGTATCTGTCATAGCTTTCGCCATATCTGGACTGCTTATGGTTCATTCCATCCATTCTCATATCACTACGGTCTGGATGATAACCCATGCGGTACATATTACGTTCGAAATCTGGATTGTTCAGATACTCTTCCATCCAGTCATCATCTTCCATGTACAGATACGGCTTGTATCCCATACGGCTTCCTCTGCCTTTTGGTGCAAATCTGCCGTTTGCATAACGATATCTGTCATATCCCATGCGTCCAAGATACTTCTCTTCCTGCTCGCATTCGTCCATAGCTTCCACGATTCTGTAATCTTTATCTGCACAAATCGCACACTTTACAGCTTCCATGCAGTCTTTCAAATCGTCCCAGTCTTGAGCGCTGAGATTATCAAAGCCATGTGCTTTGGCTTTTTCCATAGCCCATTTTCCCATTTCCATTGCAACTTTATGCATTACAGTGCCCCCTTTCTAACAGCCTGTGTAACAGATGTGTCTGTTGTTGGGGCTGTACCATTAATTGCAGTTAAATTATTACTCGGACTACAAGCCGGGTTTCCCAGCATCTTGAATACTCCACCAGTTGCACTTGTAGCTACTCTGGTTGCGTACTTCGTTCTGGTTCTTACGCCACAAGCTGTAACCTGTGCGCAGCAACGATTCTCTAGCGGATACAAAGTTGTTCCTGTTCCTATCTGAATCATTACCGGAGCAGTAATTGTAGTGGCTTCTGGTATACTTTGTGCAACAACAATACAATATTTCTCTCCATTGTTGTAACTGCCTGCTGGGAGTGTGATTACAAGATTACCTCCTGTAAACGCAACAGCTTGGCTTATTACAAGACGGTTGCAGAGCTTACAAACATTTTTACAACTCATATTTCTACCTCTCAATCAAATAAGAGGTGAGTCGCAACCCACCTCTTAGAATTAGTCAACCTCTAAGGGCGAGTTACTTAGCAGCAACCGTTTCCATATCCGTTGCATCCTGCGTATGCATACGGAGCCGGTACCTGAAATGCAGGAATCGGGGATGGATTGATTGAATTGATTAATCGCTGCGTCTGTGCATTCATTTCAGTTACAATCAGCGCGGACTGGCGATCCTGAGATGCAGCACGCTTCAGATCAGAGTTCTCTGCCTGCAATGTTGCAATCTTATCATTCGTCAAGAAATCAAGGATTGCTCTTGTATTGCTGTTCTGATTGTCCAGAATATCTCTGGTATTGTTGTTCATTGTGTTTTGAAGAGCACAAGTGTTGGTTGCCAGGTTGTAGTTGATACCCTGGATAGCTTCTCTTGTTTCACAGCAACAATTTGCTAATTGAGACTGTAATGCATTTGTGTTCTGCATGTTTGCTACAGTATCAGCGTTAATAGCCTGCTGAATTCCATTGAAGCCTTGGAGCATTCCAACATTCATGCCATTAAATCCACTCTGCATGGTATTGTTGAGAGCATATGTGCTATCGCAGATACCCTGCTGAATACCTCTAATACCATTCTGGATATCATTAAGAGCAAATCCCTCATTGATATCGGAACGTGTAGCCCATCCTTGGAAACCTGCACCATTTGCACCATTGCCACCGAAGCCGCCGCCCCAGCCGCCAAAACCTCCCCATCCAAAGATAGCAAAGATCAAGACAAGCCAGATAAGTGAAAAGCCATCACCGCCCCACATATCATTGGCGCGATTATTAGAGCCTGTAGCGGCAGCAATGTCACTAAGACTGTAATTTGAACCATTCATCATGTTTTTAGTCTCCTTAAATATTATTTACAATAGGAGACATCCGCGGCTGTCGTCCCAAATTGTAGCGATTCTGAATCACCCAATTATGGGGAAATGTTATAATCCAAGGAATTTCTGGATAATTCCATCTGGAGATAAATGTTTTTCATTGAATACATTTTGTTGTATTTGATGTAGCTGGTCTGCATCACCTTTTTTGTATAAATCCAACGCATTCTTCAATGTCGGATTGTTTCCTGCAAATTTACTCATATCGTTCATCATGTTATCCACACTTCCGAACCTCTGAGAAATCATTTTCTCAAATTGCTTTTTCATCATGGCATTAGGATTGAAACTCATCTTTGCTTACCTCCGTTCTGCTTAGATACCGATGTCTCCGACATTTGTGTCGGGAACATGTTTTTTATTTCAGAAATCTCAGAGCAAACATCATTCCGAAGCTGATTAAACATTGCTTCAATGTCAATCTGTTTTTCTTCCTGCTTTGGATATTGTTCTTCTGGATTTATAAGCCGGTAAACAAAGATTCTGCTTTTTCCGTCTGCCTGCAATTGCTTTTTATATATTTCTGTTCCATCTGTCTTTGGATAGTAAACAGGGTTGCCAGACATATCAACGTCCTTTGCTTTTACAGTATCAATCCCATCAACCATCTGTCCTTGAAGCATTGGCATTTGCTGCATTTGTTGTACAGGCTGCTGCATCTGCATTTGTCCATATGGCATTGCCTGTTGATAGTTATTCTGTAATTGTGCCAACCTGTCTTGATACGGCTGTATTTGTCCGTAAGGGTTGCTCATCATTGGCTGTTGCGGATAATACGGATAACCTGCCATAATCTGTTCCTCCTGTCCGGGATTCAAGAATCATATCCATATCATCTATAGAACGATGCTTTTCCCATATACCCTCGTAAGGGTTTCTTAATATAATCATTACGTTTTCTCCTATGATTATATTATATAGAAAGGAACACTGTATTTGAACGTCACTATTTCGCCACATTTCCGCCATTATACAAAGAAAAGCCCCGAATATACATCGGGGCAACTTTGGTAATTTTCTTTTTTATTTTTCTATTGATTCGGTCTATGGTTCTGGGACTGTACCCCATTAATTCAGATGCTTCCCATAATGTTTTTTCACCATAAGCCCGTAATCGAAATAATTTTTCTTCACGTGAATCAAAACCTGCTTCTTGCAAGTAAAATTTTCTTTCATCTTCTGAAAAATCCGCATAATTCATATAACTCCACCGTCCTCCCTTACAAGTGGAATCGATTTGTTACATAGGAAATACACCGCTCAACATAAATCCTACAACTGCTCCCACGACTGCTGTTATAATGCATACAATAATGGTGTCATAACGTTTGCCAGGGACTGCCATGAGAATTTTTAAATTGTTGTTCATCTCATCGACTGTTTCTTTGATATGATCTAAGTCATTGCTATACAGGGCAGTCTTCTGTTCGAGTTTATTAA